CGACCACTTCAGGTCGGCGCGAGGTTTTTCAATAAACCATTGGAACAGATTGTATGTTGCTTTGGGATGACTTACAAGCTTAGAGGTGTCTACCAAGTTTAGTACCTGGTATTCCTTTCTATGCAGTTCGTCACTGTTGCGCATCTTTAAATGCGCAACACTTGCTCCTGAAAAGGAAACAAGTCCAAAGATATCTGAACGAACGTCAGTGTAAGGAATCTGCTTTTGCAGACCCTTGAAGGAGGAAGCTTGCCAAGCGGCAAGATTCCACCAACCTTTACGATGGAGGTTATTACTAGCCTCCAGCGCTGACACCATCTTTTCGTTCTTAGGTCGTCGAGCTAGAATCTTCACGTACGAAGGTGTTACATCAACACCATCATATGCGTCGGTTCCACAACTCTCTCGAAACTTCCCGCGATGGAAAGTCTTGTCGGAGTTGACCTTAAATTGGAGAAATTCCAATAGGTGAACGATGATCTCGAAACATTCTACGGGGACAATCATATCGTCTCCGTAGATGCGAATCCTGGAACTCGCCAACATAATGTTATCGCTAGTGGGAATCGATTCTTGTTGAATCAACACCGCAGCGATCGCAATCATGGCGTAGCCAATGCTCTGTACCGGAAAGGTAAGAGCGGACCCTTGAGAAAAAGCCTTTTTCAACACAATTGTGTCGAACTGGTCATCAATCTCATTTGTGACTTTAGTTGTTCTACAAGCGTTAAAGCGCTCAAGGAACGTCTTATTCGATCTGAACATTCTTTCGAGAGTGTGCAGACTGAAACGGTCACTAGCACTACTTAAGTCAATCGTGGCATATCTACCACTTTTAGAGGCCTCTAGGGCAAGATCACTATTGTGACCTTGGTCCGCGAAGTCTATGCAATTATACAAGGGATTGAAGCTTTTACGCTTCTTTCCTTTTACCGCACCCGATGTGGGTTTGGTTCGTATAATGCTCTTAAGTTGTTTCCAAAACAACTGCTGTATCCATTGATGCTGATTAGGTTCAGAGGCTATTAACCTCGGACCTTTCATTGTCTTTGGGACAGCGATTAGTTTGGAAGGAGACTCGCAATCTCCGCTGGGTCTGGCGATCCCCTCGTCCATACTCAAGCTCAGATTAAAATCTGGGCAAGCGTAATGGTCGAAAGGGAATATACGGTCTAGTTTATCAGGCCATTCAAAAAATCGAAATTTAGAATCGATTTTTGTTTGGTTTGAGGTTCGACCGGTTCCATGTCCGGGTATGATCTTTCGATGACTTTTACGGCTGGACCTTTCGGTCTCGTCGTATAGATCTCCGAAGGATGAAGCAATTGTGTCGCAGGTTCTGTGAAGAATCCTGAGCATACCAAATTTTCTGGCTTCGTGCTTTGCGCACTGGTCAGAAGTTGATATACCCGACACATTAGAGTCTCTGGATCTTGTCGCCACTGCTCCAAAAGAGCTGTGGTCCCAAGAAAGACCGCTGCGATCACAGTTATCACTGTTACCGTAAAGGTCGACTTCGCCCCATTTAAGGGTCGGAGTCCTAAGACTCGCTTCAATATCAATGAAATTAGTAACTTCATCTGATATTCTCCTTTTGCTACATTGCATCTCTACCTTAGTCAAGCCTTTTAAGACTTGACGTATAGCAAGGATGCAGTTAACATCAGGATTTTCCTGGACAACTCCATCGGGAGTAAAGACAGATAGAAACAGATCCTGTAAGAATACAGGAACTTGTTTCGTCCTTGAGACAAACCGTGTGAACGGTAAGCCGCTTGGAACGTATCTGCCTTCTCCTAAACATTTGTCAAAATGTTTACTGATGGAGGGGAGTACCACGGTTAGAATTTCTAATCCATGGTATTTCACTTCGTGAATGAGGCGTGATTTATCACGCTCAAGATGACGAAGATCCGAGTACATAGGTACCATGTCTTTAAACATGGCATCGATGTATCCTGACAACAATTCTAGGCTATTATGCATAGGTTAACCTTTCAAAGTTAATTTATACTCCTAGCTCTAGAACACTATACTCGCTGTTTTCTGACCTCGTTGGGTCAGGAACAGATAGTGGGTGTTTTGATAACGATTGAATCGACTGTCACTCTTAACGGTGACTTTTGGCGATATCGCTTCGGGGTTAAATCCGAATCTTCAAAACAGAATATACTAGACCCCTAAGGTTATGCGTTCGCAAGTATGCGATTACATTCCTCTCGGGTCTAGCTTAGTCACTGTAACATGACTAACTTAGATATTCCAACCCAAAAGAGCAAGCTGATCTGCATGCGCATCCGTTACGAATGTGCTTAGTGCAGTAGCAGGGTCTCCGGCGTCAGCCGCAGGCCGTGCAAGCGGGAAGATGTAATGTACATAACATTGTACATCGAAACTTGGTGTGATCCCATCACTGGGAACATACGTAAGTTTCACATCCGCACTGTGCCTCTCGCGAGGTGCAGCTTTGGATCCTTCTTCTCGGTGCTTGATCTTAATTTCACCTTTCACGTTATACGTGGCATCCGATTGGCTGCCTCGATAAGTGACACCAAAAGCGTCCTGGTTTGCTTGTGAGCAAACCATCGCGCCGATGGAAGTGGTGATCGTGAGTGTAGTGGGTAGAGACATTTGTCTTTTCCTTAGTTTGTGCCTTAGTGTAGAGCTCTTAACGGCTCCTTCTATCTTCCTAGCCATTTATCGTAAAAGGTTTTTAACCCTGCACGTTTCGTAGCTAAGCTGATCCCTAAGGCGATCAAGTTGATTGCTTGAGTTTCTGAAAAGAAACTGAAGTTGACTAGAGGCCCACCTGATGTATAATTATAGGTCCAGCGTGATTGTTGTTTCGTAATCGTCTTCGCAGACGAGTTCGGAGTACTAGTCACATCTGGTCTATTGTTAATCCATCCTTGGTAGGTATTAGTCGAGAGGCGTTCTTCCATGATACATATGTGTCGTGGATCGAACTCCATAGTTGCTTCTCTCGCGAGAAGCGCTTCCTGTATGTTTACGAAATAATCGACTGCCCACGAAAAGGGAATGATTTCCCAGACCGTGGAACGATCGAGTTCTTTCGAATCCAATACCTCCAAATCCAACACGACTTTTAAAGCCTTGTTGAATTGGGCTATTGGTTCTACAGGAATTTCACCTGGTTCCTTTGGGAACCATCTTACGGAGCCCCAAACCTTTAACCTATGCGTATTATGCGCATATGCGTAAAGGCTGGCGCTACCCGTGGTGTCTATGCCATAAGGCCCGTTTCTATCGGTAACTTGATTCCGATATAGCGCGACTTTGGTTCTCGCAAGACCATGTTTACCTAAGAGACTATTGTATTCACGAATTCGTGATTCAATGCTCTTAGTTATCTTCGACAAAGCTTTTATGTCTGACAAAAATGGACTCCATCCAAATGTATTTTGCAAATGGGCGGAACTCCATAAAGTTGTTAGAGTTGAAAGATTTAATCTTAGAAGTGTAATGGTCTCCACCAACTCGAATACCATAACTGGTACCGAGACTATTGGTCGGTTAGGCGAAGTGCGAGCCAGAAGCTTAGCAACGTACAAATTGTAATAGTACTTTGTTTTGTCCTCTGCCACATTATGCCAACCGATATTAGGTGCAGCTGTCTTATTAACGATCGCAGCGGCTTTACCATGTAAGGTATCGCCGCCCCGGTTTGGTCTATTGTAGTAATAGACGTCACTGGTGGTCTTAATATGATAGAAATCAGAAGACTCAATCAGATTAGTATCTGGATCCCGATCTTTATTTATAAAATCATTGACTGATTCGTCAAGGGTTTTTAATAAAGTAGGGGCGTATTCTCCGTCGCCTATGGCTAAAGCGCCATAACCTCTGGAGTATTCGCGAGATCGACTTCTTGCTATCTTAGACATTTCTCTAGTCCTTATCAAAGGTCATTATTGAGTGTTGATAAAACACGAAGAGGCGCATAATGCGCC